TACAACAGGATTAGTATTACTACTCGTATTGGCGTTTGTGTTTTTCGTTGTTAAAGGAAAAGATAAAAAGGTTAAACCTAAATCTGTTCCTTCCAAAGCAAAACCTAAAGCACCTACAGTTGCAGAGTTAAAGAAACTCACAAAGAATCAACTAGTAGAGCTTGCAGAAAAGAAAAACCTTAAGGTTAAAAAATCTGGCGCAAAGGCTGCAGTTATCAACGAAATCCGTGAACAATTGAAGTAACTCTTAATAGAGTTTGAAAAAGAGGGACGTTTATCGTCCCTTTTTTTGGCTTACAAGAAAGTAAAAAGAATAAATAATTGCATGAATGAGATATTTGAGTTGATAGGTGAAGTGGGAGCCCCAATTGCTGGAAGCATAGTCATGGGATTTTTTATCTTTACTGTTATCAAACAAATCCTTGAGGGTGTTGTTGACGATATAAAAACGTTAACGATGTTCTGCAAGTCCTTAGAAAACCGTGCGAGAACAATGTCAAATGAAATGATTAAGATTGACATGTTAGTCTCGTCAGCACTTGAATTGAGACCCGATATAGAACGTATTGCACGTGCAGAAAACTTTATAGAAGACGGTAAGCTCGACGTAAGAAGGGATTAACATGGAAACTGAAGTTGTTGAAGTTGTAGCAAATACAGACCCCACGTTAGTTACTCTACTTAATGAATATGGTTTTCCTATTGTCATGATGGTTGGACTAGGATATTTCATTTATTATATTTGGTGGTTCGTAGGTGAAAAACTAGAACCCGAAATAGAGAAACAACATTTTGCACTCATCAAAGTGATTGACCAAGTCAGAATGTTAGACCAAGATTTAATTCGTTTACAACAGAAGGTAGACGTGGTTCTCGAATATAAAGAGAACGCAAAAAAGAAAGAGGTTATGAATGCAGAAAATAGCAGCGATAATAATTAGTGTTTGTTTTGCACTTAGTGTAAGTGCAGATGAAATTGTACACAAGTTTAAGAGTCCATCCTTTAATGGGATAGGAATATCTGCACATTATCTTACGATTGAGAACCAAGAAAAGTCAAGACGTGACAAGATAAAGCAAGACCTTGAAGATGCAATTGCAAAAGCAGATAGAGAAGCACAGAATACAACGCTTGCAAAATTTTTAAGAAACGTAGAGAGTAGAATCTACGCTCAGTTAGCAAAACAGTTAGTGGAGAATATGTTCTCTAATGGAACTGCAGCTGCATACGGTACATTTGTAATGGAAGGAAATACTGTTACATATGAAAGAATGACTGGGGAAGATGGGGTTGATTTCATACGATTAACAATTGTTACTGAAGATGGGACAACAACGGTTTTAGATATACCAGTTGGTACAGGAAGCTTCTAAACAATGAAAAATATACTAACAGTAGGACTACTAGTTCTACTCATGAGTGGATGTGCTAGTATTCCTAGCATGACAGACTCATGTGAATCTCTTGTTATGTCAAGAGTCGGCGAGTGTATTGAGAAGGCAGAAGTAGTAAATATACCTACTTATAGAGAGTTGGCTGATTTACCACCAGCGGATACGATGCCAGTTGTTGCAGTATATGCTTTCCAAGATAAGACAGGACAACGTAAGAGTAAAGATGGAATTGCATCTTTCTCTACTGCAGTAACCCAAGGTGCAGAATCATTTTTGATTGATGCCTTGAAGACTGCTGGAAAAGGTAAATGGTTTAGAGTAGTAGAAAGAACAAGTCTCGATGCACTTGTAAGAGAACGTCAGATTATTCGTTCTACTAGAGAAGACTTTGCAAACCAAGAAGGTAATGAAGATGCCCCAACAGGTATTCAACCTTTGCTGTTTGCTGGAATCCTACTGGAAGGTGGGATTATTGGTTATGATACTAACATTGAAAGCGGTGGACGAGGCGCAAGATACTTAGGTATTGGTTCAAGTGTGTCCTACCGTAGAGATGTTATCACTGTATCGTTGAGAGGAATATCAACTTTAACTGGTGAGATTTTACTGAATGTACAGACTCAGAAGACGATTCTAAGTACAGGCGGTGGTTATGATGTATTCCGCTTCGTTGATATGGATACGAAGTTAGTGGAAATGGAAGATGGTAAAGCAGAGAATGAAGGAGTTACAAGAGCAACTCGTTCTGCAATTGAACTTGCCGTCTTGGAACTAATATACCAAGGACACGATAGAAGTTTTTGGGTAATTAAAGATGGACATCGTCACCCACATGGAAGTCATGGTAGGAACGAACTACATCAAATAGAGGAAAAACAGGATGAAGAATAAATTATTACTCATTATGTTAGCATTAGGAATGTCGGGGACAGCATTTGCTGGAGCTGATGATAACGAAGTATGGTTACAGCAAAGTGGTACTGCATTGACATTGAACATAACTCAAAAGGGTTATGGAAACAAAGTTGGTGGTAATGACTTTAGTGGAACATCAATAGATATGCTATTGACTGGTGCTACTAACAGTTTAACATTAGTACAATTCGGTGACAGTAACAAACTATACGGGCCTTTCATTGCAGATTCTTCAACAGTAAATTTAACTTTTACTGGTGACTCTAACTCAATGGATTGGAACGTTGGTTATCAAGGTTCAGCAGATAACTTAAATATGTTAGGAGCTGTTACAGGTTCATCTAACACATTTGATATTGATGTTGGATACGACCAGTCTGCAGAATACTTAAACTGGGACTTAGTAGTAGGTGGTTCAAGTAATGTATTCACTACTAAAATAGATAGTGACAATGCTGTTTGGAATTGGACTGTTACAGGTTCAACAAATGACATCAATACTATACAGGCAGACGCAACAGATAATAAAATTACTGCAGTCTTAACTGGTTCAGGCAATGATATAGATATCATTCAGAAATCGGGTTCAGATACAGGTTGTCCAAGTGGTCAATCATGTAGTGGTATTATTGATGTAAGCTTCGTGACTTCTAATGCAAATATTGACATCGTTCAAAAAGACGATAACGATTAATTTTCTTCTGATTGGTTCACTTGCAATTGCAGCTGAACCAATTGGTGAAATAGTCGAACAGAAAGGATACGCGGGTTTACAGAGAGACGGTTCACAAACCATTCTCTCTGCATCCGAGTTACCCGATGTGCTGATGTATGATACAGCACAAACCGTAAACGGTAGAATGAAAATCCAGTTCAAAGGAACTGAAGAGTTGGATTTAACAGAACATACCAAGGTTTGGATAGACGAGGTTTATTACGACCCCGACCCATCCAAGTCCAAAATGGCCATAAGAATGGCCCAAGGCACCGCCCGATTTGCTTCGGGTTTTGGTGGAAAAATTAAGAAAGCTAACATAAATATAACTACCCCGACTGCACAGATAACAGTCAACGGCACCGACTTCACTACAAGTATTGATGAAATCGGAAGGTCACTTGTTATATTGCTGCCTGATAAATGGGGAGCTCCTTCGGGAAGTATTTTAGTTAGTAATGCAGGCGGTGAAGTATTATTAGATGAGGCCTATCAAGCAACTATGGTTTCTACATATGACTCATCACCAACTAAACCAGTAGTGGTTAATGGGATTACACCCAGTTTAATTGACAACTTATTCATTGTCAGTCCACCCGACGAGGTGAATGAACAAGTTGCAGAAGAACAAAGAAGTAACGAGAATGATAGTAACAATGTTCTTGATGTAGATTTCTTAGAGTTCAATGACCTAGAAGAAAATTACTTTGAGGATGATGAATTAGAATACACGGAACTCGACAGAGACTTATTAGATGTCGATTTCCTACAGGATTTACTAGATGTTGTCTTGGATATTGACCGTAAGGTTGGTATTGATAGAGAAGTATCTAATGCCTTCGGAGTGGTTCGTATTGACGGAACTCTACCAGGCTTTGATAAAGACACTCAATACAATACAATTGTAGACAAGGGTCTTGGTCAGATATGGTTCTACAGGGAAGTGAATGGAATTATTTCTATTAGACTCCCTATATATGCTCAAGCAAGTATTAGAACTATAACAGACGAAAAAGAGTCACTAATTAGGGTGGGTGATGGTTCGTCTCTAAATATCACCATCACACAAACAAACTAGGAGAATATATGAATATCATAGAAAAGTTCCGCTCATGGCATGAAACTCAAATCTTTGGATTTCAAAAAGCTATGAGACTAGATGACTACCACATGATGTGGTTGGCATTCGGTGAGGGAGTTGTCTTATGTTTATTATTTCAATGGTTATTTTAAACTAAAATGAAAAGAATTTTATCATTATTAATAATGCTTCCCTTGTTAGTCATTGCAGATGATGACAACAAGGTTGATGTTAACACTACTGGGAGTCAGTCTAATGATTCCCTAGTGTTTAATCTAACACAAATAGGTTATAACAACGATACCGTCTTTACAATCGGTGGTTCCAATAACACATTTCTAATTAAACAAGAAGGAAACAACAACGAGATTTCCTTCGTAGATTACTTTGGTTCGGGAGAAACTTGGGGTGGAGACCTCGATGGTAATAACAATGCATTACACTTCGAACAAAATTGTACTCGTGGTTCCAGTTGTGGTAAATCTGATATAGGATTTCACATTCAAGGAGATGGTAACTCAGTTCGATGGGGTCAAGGAAAGGTTCTATCAAACGCTTCAGATGAGACATTTTCACTCGATTCGGATGAGGGTGGTAATCATAAACTAAACCTAGACATTCACGGTAATAATAATTCAGTCGCAGGGTTTCAAAGAAATGGTGCTCAAAATCAATACTCAGG